ATGCCTAATGTGCGGCCAGATAGCTATGTTCAAGTTAATGAAGATTTAGCAAGAAGAATAGCAAAAGATTTTGATGAAGCAAAACATGACCCGGGTAACCCAGAGGTAATTAGAGCTTATAAAGCTATGGCAGATGAAACATTTGTACAATGGAAATTTATTGAAGAAACAGGAATTAAGATTGAATTTATCAAGCCTGATCAAGCTAATCCATATCCAAAAGGATCAAGAGATTTGTTAGAGGACATTAGGGACAATAATCATATGTGGGTATTTGCTACAGACGATGGCTTTGGCAGTGAATCAATAACACAGCAAGATATAGATGAAAATCCTCTATTACAAAAAACAGGTGAAATAATAGAAGGAAGAAACGTAAGATATAATGATTTATTTAGAATAGTTCATGACTATTTTGGTCATGCTTTAGAAGGCGCTACATTTACTGCTAGAGGAGAAGAAAATGCTTGGCAGGCACATTCACGTATGTATAGCCCATTAGCAGCCTTAGCAATGACTACAGAGACAAGAGGACAAAACTCTTGGGTGAACTATAGTGATAAGGTTGGAGATTTAAATAGAAACAGTACTAATAAAGCAGAAGAAACAATTTATGCTGATCAAAAGATAACTATATTATCAGATTTTGTTCAAAGCGAAGGTTTAGCTAAAAATATAGAAGGAGTAACAGATGAAAGAATTATTGGAACAGATGAACGACTTGGTGAGGCAGGAGATGTTACAGCCGACAGACGAGGAGTTGAAGGAGATGGAAGAAGACGGACAGAGGTACGAGGCCAGACTCAACAACCAGAAAAAGGGAGGAAACCTGAGTTATCTCCGCAAAGGACAGTCAAGCTAACGCACTTCTCTCCTATAGAGGGCCTGCAAAGCATAGACCCAGAAAAACAAAGATCAAATCCTAATATACGTGGCGATGAAAGAAGAAGAACATTTCCCGGCTTTCCAGCACGTAGTTATTATGCAGTAAACATAGAAGATCCAAATGGATATAATCCTGAAGGTGGTTTGGGTGATAATGTTTATGAAATAGATGTGCCGTTTGAAGGTATGTATGACTGGATAAAAGATGAACAAAAGTTTAATGATGCGGCAAATGTAGAACTTAATAAAGAGAGGCCTGACTTAACAGCTTCAGCTGACAGAGTTGCCTATATTACAACTGCCAAAGAAAGAATGATAAAAGAATTTGGTGCAACTGGTTATTTTATTGATCATCCAAATAGGGGCATAATGGCCGCAATGTTTTATGAGTTAAAAATACCACAAACATATCAGGCTAAAAAATTAGATCAGGCATATAAAGACTCAGTTAACCAGAAGCGTGGTCAAGATGCTAATAGACAAATGAGATCTCGTGTTATGGCTATTGGTCAAGAGCATACAGTAAGCACTAGATTTCCAACAGCAAAACAAAGAGTCAGTGATCCATCAGTAGAGTTATTATTTATTAATGGTGAAGTATTAAAGAGTGACCCTGTGTTAGCAGAGAAAGCAGCTAATTTAATCAAAGGGTATAATCTATCTGGCAACTCAAAACTTTACGTAAACTTTTCAAATGATGAGATTATAGAAGATCATGTACAAGCAATGACAAATAACATTTTATTTGTTCATGACTCTATAGACCCAGATATAAGAGAAAGATCATCCAAGTGGTATGACGGTGCTAGAACAATAGTAGATAGACTTTCAAAAGAATATAATTATAGATCAGAGGTAGTAGCTGCGGTTATAGCTAATCAATCACCACAAAAAGATTGGTTTATGAATGTATCTTTAGCAGAGCGTGTGCTTGATATATCTAGAAATCATGCAGATAAACAATTTACACCAGAGATGATGAAGACTGCACTTAGAATATATGATAAGCCTATATATAAACCGGCATTAGACTTCATAAGTAACCCAAACAGAAACTCTACAAGTTTAGATAATTTAGAACATTCTTTACATAAAGCAATGTGGATTAGAATATTTGATGAGACATATAATGATCGTGGACATAGAATTATTACACCTGAAGGTGAGTATTTGGATTATGCAAGAAAACAAGATGGCAGTCCAAAGGCTACAGGATGGGGATCTAACAGAGAAATAGCAAGTTCTATTGAAGCAATGGATGCTTTGGCTGATCAATCATTACAACAAATATCTATATCTCTTGGTGACAGACATAAGGTAAGAAGTTTTTTTAATAATATGATATCACCTATGTCACCTGAAGGACACACTACAATAGATACACATGCTGTTGCTGTAGCTTTCTTAAAGCCTTTAAGTGGTAAATCAGTAGAAGTAGACCATAATTTTGGCGTGTATTCTGTTGCAGGAAGATCAAAGATATATGGTGTTATACCAAGTTCATCTGTTTCAGGTGTAAGAGGTATGTATGGATTAATACAGGATGCTTTTACACGGGCCGCAGAACAAAGAGGAATACTGCCAAGACAAATGCAATCAATCACATGGGAAGCTGTAAGAGATTTATTTCCAGATACATTTAAAAATCAAAAACAAAATGTAGAAAAAATAAATAGTATTTGGGACACCTATGTTGATGGCGGACTATCAATAGAAGACACAAGACAGGAGATATTAAATGTTACCCCAGCAGGATTTACGGAACCAAGTTGGGCAAGACCCTCTGATACAATACCTCAATTCAGTGGGAATGCCAGTTACGAGAGAGAATTATCTGTCTCTTATGTTCCCGGAAGGTTTACCCGAAATAACATCGGAAGTGGAGCTAATGTTACCGGAGAACCTGAGACTAGACGCTCAAGAGTAAGAGCAACGCCACAAAGCGAACAGCAAAGACAGCAGGAAAAAAATGATCGTGACATAGATACCGCGCAGCTTAATATTAGATACGATAATTTAAGTGGTTTAATTGCTAAAGGTTTAAAAATAATACCAAAAAAATTATTATTTGGCAGAACTAGAGCTGAGGCTGCGCAAAGAATAGTACAAAAATATCAAGATTCTTTTCAGCCTGTAGGCGCTATGATGGATGAGCTACGTGATAAGGGCTACACAATAGCAGACGCTATGGATCCTTACCTAAGAGAAGTAAATTCTACAGGTATTATTGGATCTAAAATATCTGATTTAGAAGAAACAATTGTAAAACCATTAATTGAAGAAATTAGGAATATTGATATTTCAGAAACTCAACTAAATAATTTACAAGAACTCTCTGCTAAAGCCGCGGCTAAAGCACAAGACGAAGGATATGTAAAAAGAGCGTTAGATGTAACAGTTGATCCAAAAATGGCTCTTGTTGATGCTTACTTATATGCCATGCATGCTAAAGAAAGAAATGCACAAATACTTCAAGAATATAATAGAGGACTTGGATCTGGTATGTCTAATGGAGAAGCCAATGTAATACTAGACTGGTTTGATGGATTAGATAGTAAAAATCAAGAAATATTTAGATCTGTAGATAGAAGTGTAAAAAGAATTGTAACAAGCACTAACAACATAAGATACGAAAGTGGTTTGGTAACTAAGCAAGAATATGATGATAATATAGCTAGATTTAAACATTATGTACCTTTACGTGGTGATTTAGATTCTACAGATGAGTTTAATGATGATAGGCTTAACAAGAAAAGAAGAACTGTTAATTACTTTGGGGCTTTAGGCAAGGAAGATATAAAAGCTAGAGGTAGAGGTGTTAAATATGCAGAGAATATTCTTGCTTCTACGATTGCCCAAAATCAACGTGCTATTGACAGATCTGAAAGAAATAAAGTTGGACAAGACTTAGTCAGGTTACTGCGCGGCCAAGAAGAACAGAGTGATGGAAGTTTCGCTACAAACGATAATTTGCGTACAGATTTAAAAGAAAATTTTGGTGAAGTAACAAATGTAAAAGAACCCTTAGATCCATTACAGCTTACAGTCAAAGTTGATGGAGAAGAAGTTTACGTAAACTTTTACAGACAAAGCCTAGCCAGAGCGTTTAAACATCATTACGATCCAAAAACAAGCCATGTTATATTTCAGGCTTTATCTAAGTTAAACAGATTTTTATCAAATGTTAATACATCTTATAACCCAGCATTCGTTATTCCTAACTTTGCAAAAGACTTAGAGACAGCACTTATAAATATACAGCAACACGATGCAGAAGGAATTACAAAAGAGATAGTGAAAGATGTTGCAGGTGCTATTAATGGCATTAGAAAAGTTTTAAGAAATCAAGATGATACAAGCTACTGGTCACAAGAGTATAATAAGTTTGTTAGAGCCGGTGGTAAGAACGCTACAAACATGATGGGTACAGTTCAAGATCAAATGGATAATCTTAATAAGCTGTTACAAGACATAAGCGACACCACATCTCTAGGTGTACAAAGAAACAACTTCTTTTTAAAGAAAGGCAAAAGCCTATTAAAGTTTTTAGAAGACTACAATACTGTAATTGAAAATGGTGTTCGTGTAGCTACATTCACTAATTTAAAGAAAAGAGGTTTCACTGATGCTAGAGCTGCCGAGGCAGCGAGAAACGTCACAGTAAACTTTGCAAAAGGTGGCGAAGATAAAGTTTTCATGAACTCATTATATTTATTTTATAATGCATCTGTACAAGGCAGTATGGCTATATTTAATGCGGCTTATAAGTCGCCTAAAGTTAGAAAACTTTTAGGTGGATTGATTGTATACGGAATGCTTCAAGATCAGCTTATGGCGTTCTTTAGAGATCCAGACGATGAAGATGAGCAAAATCCATACGATCAGCTTAGTGATTATAAACTAGAACATAATTTAGTATTTGGCACGTTTGGATTAACAGATGAGAAGTTTATTACAATACCACTAGCTTATGGATTAAATATGCCATTCAACTTAGGAAGAGCATTAAGTCGCTACACACGAGGCGAGTACACATTTGGTCAGATGGCAAACAGTATTTTTGGCACTACTATGGAAACTCTCAGCCCATTTGGTGCTATCGAAAACTTTGAAACCTATCTCGTGCCAACATCAGTAAAGCCTCTTGGCGAAATGATGATAAATAAAAACTACAGAGGAGATCCAATATATAAAGAAACACCTATGTACTCTTCTTCTACTACACCTGATGCCTATACTCATTGGAGTAACACCGGAGCTTTATCTAAATTTATAGTGCAAACGATTAGTGATTTAACCGGAGGAGATGAAGTTGAGGGTGGATTGATTGATGTTTCTCCGGATACTGTTGAGTATTTCTACGAATATGTGATTGGTGGTGCAGGTGCTTTTGTAGGTAGAAGTGCAAACTTAGTATTTGAAACTATACCGGCAATAGCAACAGGAGACTTTGAGGGTAACTTAGAAAATAGAATACCATTTGTTAGGAAGGTAATAGCACAGCCGTCTGATAGAGTTGATACACAAAATTATTTAGAAAAGAGAAAAGAGCTATTCACGATATTCTCTAGATTTGATTTGGCTAGAAGAAGAGGTGACAGAGAAAGTATACAGAAGTTAATGGCTAGATACGATGATGAGGTCAGAATATTTGGCAGATTCAAAGCATTAGACAATGCAAGAAATAGATTATTGAGACAAATAAAAGAGCTTGAAAGAAATTTAAGAATACCGGAAGAAACAAGAAAGAAACTAATAAAACTTCGTAGAGAAAGAATACAAGAAATTATGAAGAAAGGTATTCAGCTCATGAGAAGTGTAGGCATACGAAAGACTGCATGATAGTAGTTAGCAAAAGTTTACGTAAAGTTTTAGTCTAAGAACCACCTCCCGGGAGGTAATTGTTAGGTGGTCTTTTTTTTACTTTTATTAATTCTTTGAGATACCATTGTGCTTTTTCAAGATCTTCTATTTGGTTCTTGTGGTTATATCTCCATACATATTTTAATATATTTCCTTGTAAGTAATACTCGTAGCCCTCAGCTAAGGCAGACTTAATTGCATCAATACATTCTACTTTGCCTTTTCTATAGTGGCTTGGTCTGTTTACGTTATCACTCATCGTCATCCTCCAAGAAATCATTTATAACGTCTAGTTTATGTACGTTAACAAATATGGGAGTATCTTCGCCTACCCAAGACCCTATTGTGTTGAAGTTAAACCATTCTATAGCTTCTTCTTCATTCCAATCATTATCATTCATGAGTATCATTATACATTTATCATAGTCATATAATGCTACTTGTTTTCTTCCAAAAGCACTTATGGTCGTTCCAATAAATGCCTTTTCATATCCATCTGCTAGTTTCATTTGATTCCATGCTCCTTATGATGACACGTTATGCAAAGCAGTTTACACTTTGCTATTTCATTTTTAATTCTTTCCATGCTGTGATTTTTACCAACCATTCTTGATATATTAGCTATTTTAGTTGTTGGGTCAATGTGGTGAAAATGCAAAATATCCGGATTTTCTTTGTATCCACATTTAGAACAACCCATCATCACTTTGTATTCTTGGACAAGTTTTCTTTTCTTTGCTTTTGTTTTAGCATTAGGATTTAGCTTTACTTTTGCTTTTCTGCTTTTTTCTAATGCTATATTGAATTTATATAAAAAGTCTTTTCTCTCTTTTTCTCTTTCGTTTACAATTTTACAAAGTCTAGAAGTAAAACTTGACCAACTCTCATTAGGTCTCCTCATAGTTTATTAACCTTTATACATTCCCCTAAAACTATGTTGTGGTATGGTGGTACTTCCTTGGCTCGATAATACAACAGCTTTATTTGACATTCTTTTTTTGTCTCAAACTCCCATTCAAACATGTGAGTAAAGCATGCTTGCTTCGCCTCTCCATTTGCTATCCAAGCACTACATATTAGTGCCATCGCTTTAAACATACATCACTCCTTATACTGTTACTTTATGTGGTCGCATCGACCTTACTTTTAATTCATTCTCCATTTTACCTATCAAGCTATCAAGATATCTTCTTTGTTTAGATACCGGATGCAAATACTCATAGGTATCAGAATGAGGATGTTCTTCATCTATTTTTTTTCTATGTATTTTCATTGATAAAACAAACATCTCAATTTCTTTTTTTGCTAACTTAAAATGTGACATATCTACCTCTTTGTTATTTTTGGCTGCCGGATAAATCATTGTGTGAAATTATTTTAAAATCATTAATATCAAAGTGGCACACCGGCTCTTCGTCTTGCCAATCTTCTCTATCTTTTCTGCCACCTTGTTTTACAATAAAATCTGAGAACACATCTATCCAGCCAGTTGCATCAGACCAACTAACAATCAAAACTGATTTAGTTCCGGTTACAGATGCTAGTCTTCTAGCTTTCATAATCTTAGATAAAGATATTATGTAAGTTGGAAAATCTTTTATTGATGGTTTTCTGCATTTTACTTCAGCAAAACCTACCAAAGTATCATTTCTATACATCGCATAATCTAATTTGTAATCTAGTGGCAATTTAGAATAAGACACATCCCACAATCGTGACATGTGTCCTAAAACATTTTTTTCTTGTCTGAGGTTATCTTGAGACTCGTATTTTATCCTAGCCATAACTTTACGTAACTTTTTGATCTCTCTGATGCTCAAGCCATTCTCGAACTTCTTTCTTGCTCCAAAGGTTCTTTTTCCTTTGTTGTGTGTTCATCAATGGAAAAGGCTTGGGAAAACCAAGTTCCTCATTTCTTATGATCTTGTAAAGAGTTGGCTTTGTTATCGCAAGCATTTTAGCCAAGCCTTGAAGAGTTAAATACTCTTCAGACATAACCTCATCTTCATTATGCTTGTTTGATGACATCATCCTCTCCTTGATCCGGAGTGCCATCGTCATTTATCTTGACCATAACAACCATGTAACGAGATCCAACCCAATCTTTGTGTAATTTAGCCGGAACATCGTTTGGATGTATTGTTAGTTTAATATTTGTTCCATTCTTGTCTTGCATCATTGAAGTTTTCACAGCCTCGAAACTGACGTTAGGAACATTTGATTGTGGTTTGTTGTCTTCCATTATTTTCTCCCTTAATTAAATTTCAAAATCTTCTTTGCTCTTTGGCTTAGGTCTAGGTATGTCTTTTAATTCCTTTGGCTCATAAACATTTCCTCTTACAGAAAGAAATGAAACTCCGGTTCTGTTACTATACTTCTTCCAACCAACCATACTAAATATAGGCTTTTCAACACCCTCTTTCATTTGACCATAGAGATCTATTATAACCTCATGTGACAATTCAAACTGACCGGTATAATCCGGAGACTTTTCAGTTCTTTTTTCCTTGGTTGCAAATAAAGTTCCACTTGGTGGATAACTATTTTGTTCACTCATTTACTTCTCCTTTTGCTTTAGTTTTGAGTTCTTCAGCTTTCGCCATAAATAAATCTTTAACTTCTTGATAGGCTGTCTCATCAAATTCTTTTAAATGTGTCAATGCCTCTTTATTAACATCTTTAAATCGTCTGAGTTTATCTATGTCATCGTTTGGCATAAAAGTTTTAAAAACATCTTTAATTATATTTATGCCTTGATCGGCAGGCACAGTTTCTACCTTATCGCTTTCGATATCTTTTACATCTATAAGTGGCTGTCTAGGTGGCTTTCGTTTTTCTTCAGTAACTTCTTTAGATCCATTATCCATAGTGCCACCTTTTATTTCTTTAGGTCTTGCCTCTTTAAAAGCATCAGCCTCATCTTCTGCATAAACATCTCCATGAAGACCCACAAGTTTTAGTATCACTCTGTCTTTGGCTCTCTTTTCAGCCATCGCATAGGGATAGCTGTTTCTATTATTTGATGGGGATGCCTCTCCTATAGACCATTCTGATTTGTCTCCCATAGTTCCGGTGACCAACAAACTGACCACTTTTTTCTCTGAGTTACATTCTAATATTGTAGGTTCTTTAAAAGTTATTTTATTATAAACAGCAACTTTCTCTAATGCCTTATGCAAAAGAACATAAGTTCCATGACAATCCCATCCGGCTTGTTTCGTTGTCATTCCTATATCTTTTAATGTCTTAGCGACCTTTTCCGGTATTTCACTTGCGACCTTATCCGTTGCATTACTTTTCATTTTTTACCTCTTTTTCTGCTAGTTTAGTTGGAAAGATTTCTGTGGTGTGACCATCATGATGTCTTGTTCCAATGTAATTTCTTTCAAATGTTGATTTCTTTATCGCACCATCAATCTTTTCGTATGTTATCAACTCTTGTTTGATAATATTCTCTTGATTAGATGGAAAGAAACTGTCATCCAAAATCTCATTTAACTTGCACAAACCATTCGTTGGCAAGTAACATAAATCTACTTTATCGCTCATGTTACATGCCAAATGTTTTGTCTACGAATTTTAAATATTTTTTTACTAAATACTCATACCATCTAACTAAAAAGAACCTTTGAATAGGCTTTCCTTTATTAGTTGCCTCGTTTATGTGAGCATTTAATCCAACCTTTACTTTGCCACTAGACTTAACATAAGCCTCGTTCTGTGGTGTGTTAGGATCGTCTGCAACAAAGTGACCTTTCTTGTTTCTTGCCCTTTTTCTTTTTTCTTTTTCAAGTGTTTCCATTAACTTTTTTGTTTTTTTATCTGCCATCTTTTTCTCCTTTGTATTGATTGCAAAAATCAGCAACTGAACAATAGTTGCCACATCGAGTGTGTTCTCCACATCGAAACTCTATTTCTAAATCTGTTTTCTTGATATATGCTGTGTCAGTTTCATTATGCCAATTGATGTACTTTTCAGCCTCATGCTCACTTTCCAAAACTCTAATGGCTCTTTTCTGACCTTTCTTTTTTACTGCCCATGTATCATCTTTTTTCCATCTTTCCTCATCAGTACAAAGAGGAAGATCTTTTAATAAATCATAACTCATCTGAGCATCTTGATGTAAATGTAATCTTTCAGATACATATTGATGAGCAATCTCAGCATCCCAAAGTGGTATGTCTACGAATACGATTGGTGCTTGTGGATAATTTTCTTTTTTCTCAGCATCTCTTCTGTTCCAATCTCTTAAAATTGCACATATTTTTAGAGAGCCAACTGACTTACCAATGTTTTCTTTCTTTTGTCTAAAGAGCCAAGCATAACAATTAAGCTGTCTTTCCCATTCTATTTTTCCATAAATTACTGACCAAACTGATGTAACCTTGTAATCTATTATTGATGCAACATTGTCAGTTATTTCTTGCCTATCTAAAGCACCGGACAAAATCCATCCGTTTAATTCTGCAAATATTCTCTCTTCGTTTATAATATTTTTAGATGAATTAGATTGTTCTAATACTGAATGTACAGCAGTTCCAAATAATGCCCAAACCATATCTACAGCATCGACTTCTATTTGATCGTGATAAACATCTTTCATAATCCTAACTCTAGGACTATCAATTAGTGATGTTACAGATATATCAGCTTTGCCTTTACTGTATTTGTCGTTTATGGCAAAATCGACAAATGGTTGTGGCATACCAAACTTATTGGTAATTTTCATGTCATTCTCCTATTCATGCATTTTTAAATATAAGTATAGGTAAAATAATGTCAATAGAAATAAATAAAAGTATAAATTTTGTTATACATGGAGAGCCTGCATCCAAGGCAAATTCAAGAAAAATAGTAAATTTTGGAAAAAGATTTGGAGTTATTAAATCTGATAAAGCTAGAAATTATGAAAAAGTATTTGCACAACAATGTCCACAATTAGAAAATCTTATTGAAACTGACGTAAAAGTAGAGTTAATTATATATTATGCATCTAGAAGACCGGATCTAGATGAGAGTGTTGTTCTAGATTGTATGCAAGGAAAGATCTATGTTAATGACAGACAAGTCAAACAAAAGCACGTTCATTGGGGTTTGGATAGAACCACACCACGAACTCACATCAGAATCTCGCCTTTGGAAACATGTGATGTGCCAAGCGATTTCTGACAGCTATTTGGGAAGTTCTAGAGAGAAAGTTTCAGTAGGTAAGTGGCTTAAATCTGAAGATTTTAGCATGGTATGTGATTTGGGGTCATTAAATGCTGAAGAAATGTCAAAGCTAATACAAGAAATTTTAATGAGCAAACCGGTTGTTGCTAGATATTTAGGGGAGAGATTGAGAAGAGTTATTCAAAACAAAATTGTCAGTATATAATATATATATATATTAACTGTTATATAAACTTGTATAGAATATTTATATATATTAAAGGAGGTGGCAGTAATGTAAGAAAGGAAACAAAAAACATTACTGCCTCGTTATGCGTAGTTATATTATATTACATACTTGTGCAATTTGAAAATTTTATTTGAAAAAATTTTTTTGTTGACGATTTCTTTATTTTAAAATAATGATGAAAGGTATAGCAAGGAGATGAATATGGAGATGAGGCACTCAATTAGAAGTGTTGCCCTAAAATTAGGTGGTGGTCAACACAAGGCAATCTGCCCATTTTGCTCACATACAAGAAAAAAGAAAGATCAGAAAACATTGTCGCTAAAGATTAGCAATGATGTAATTATGTATTATTGTTGGCATTGTGGAGAAGATGGTGGCATAAAATTTAATGATGAAAATTTAAATCAAATGAGGAGAAAATCTGTGGAAAGTGAAAAAGTTGTAAACATTAATCAATCATTTACTAATAATTTAAACGAGATTGAAGAAAACAATGGTAGTTTACAATACTTATCAAGCAGAGGAATATCCAAAGAAACAGCAACAAAAGCCGGTATAAAATTTATAAATCATTACATTGGTGCAATCAAAAAAGAGGCTTCTTGTTTAGTTTTTCCATATCAAGACACAAAGGGTTCTTATCATTTTGCCAAGATACGATCTTTTCCGGATAAAGGGTTTGCTAGTTATGGCAAGGCAGAAAACTTTTATAATATTGATAATGTAGAAAAAGAGGATGAAATAATAATTTGTGAGGGAGAAATGGATTGTTTGTCTTTCATGGAAATAGGCTGTAATAACAGCATATCCATACCACATGGTGCTGTCATGAAAGTAGTGGATGGCAAAATAGATCCTAAAGAAGATGGTAAATTTAAATTTATTTGGAACTCAAAAGAAAAACTAGATAAATGTAAAAAGATTATAATAGCTATGGACAGCGATCAAGCCGGTCAAGCTATGGAAGAAGAGATCGCTAGAAGAGTTGGTAAAGATAAATGTTTTAAACTTGTTTATCCACAAGATTGCAAGGATGCCAATGAAGTTTTGGTAAAACATGGAAAAGAAAAGTTAGAAGAAATAATAAAAAATCCTATCCCTTATCCGGTTTCAGGTCTTTATGATGCTAATCATTTTTATGAACAAGTTGACGAGATATACGAGCATGGAATTGGTAGTGGTCTAAGCACCGGATACAAGAGCATAGATGAGATTTATACAGTTGTTGAGGGTCAGCTTACAGTTGTTACCGGACATCCATCATCCGGCAAATCTGAGTTTGTAGATCAAATAATGATCAACATTGCAAAAGACAAAGGTTGGAAATTTGGAGTTTGTTCTTTTGAAAACGAACCACGAATACATATAGCAAAGTTAATTAGCAAATATGTTGGCAAACCTTTTTTTGATGGTGTGACACCAAAAGTTTCTACACATGATTTAGCGATTGGAAAAAAGTTTGTTTCAGAAAACTTTTGTTTTTTGTATCAAGCAGACGGATCGCTATCCACGTTGGACAGCATTTTAGAAAGATTAAAAACTGCTGTATTTAGATTTGGTATACGTGGCTGTGTAATAGATCCTTACAATTACATAGCAAAAGATATCACGACATCTGAAACTGATTGGATATCAGATATGCTTACAAAGTTAAGAGTTTTTGCACAAGCACATGGCATACATATTTGGTTTGTTGCTCATCCTAATAAAATGACAAGACGAGAAGATGGCACAACACCACCTCCAAAAGGTTATGACATTGCCGGATCTGCATCTTTTTTTAGTAAATCAGATGTTGGATTGACAGTTCATAGACCAAGACCAACTAAAAGTAATGTAACTCAAATCATGGTTTGGAAATGTAGATTTTCTTGGGTAGGTCAAATTGGAGAAAGAGAATTAGAGTACGACAAGATAACATCTAGATACGAGGCTTTGTCAAAAACAGAAGATATGTTAAAACCAAAGAAAACTATTAACAATTATTATGAGCCAAAAGAGTACAAGGACATCAGCTTCTAAAAAAAGTAAAAAAAATTACTCTAAGATACCTATATACGCAGGAAAACATACTGCTAAAGCAGAGTTCAAAGACGATGGAGTAAGGGTCAGAATTGTTGATCAAACGTGCCTAGACACGTTACTTATGGATGATAGTATATCGCTAGATGATTACAAAATTATTGATAAGTTTTATTCTGATTATTGTAGATCTGGATTTGTTGGAGTGAGAGCAACAAATTATAATATAAAAATAGCTACACACGAACCTTTGAATTTGAAAAAGGCAATATTAAAAAGAAAAGTATTGGATTGTTTTTCTGCAATAAAGTCGACCGGCAACGAAACAGCATACAAAATATTAAAAAAAATAGTTGAGGATGATCACATCACGTTACGTGAAATGAATTGGATAAAAAAAAATTTCAGCTTTTTAGCTGAAAAAGTAGAAAAGTTTTATAATTTTTGGGGAAATAGTTGACTAATTAAATGGTGGGATCTATAGATTAGATGAGTGTCAACTCATTTTCATGCTATATAAGGGCAATCACTCCTCGATTGCCCTTAATTTTTTCAAAACTTTACGTAAAGTTTTGTCTAGATATTTTAGGGGGCATCACGACAAGACAAAAATTTATTATAAATTTGGATCTTGTAGTTTATTCTCATGATCAGCTAGAGGCTTAACGATATCAATCATTTTATCTAATTGCCTCATGTGATCGTAATGGATGCCTTTTTGTCTCTCGATATCATCTCGTAATTTATATATCAAGCTAAGTAATTCAATCATTTCCATAAAGTTTTTTCTCCCATTTTTTTATTTGATTTAATAAACTCTTAGCACATTCATGTCTGCCCTCACAGATGCCCTCAGTTCCATCAGTAAGAATTTCTTTTCCATCCACGATAGGCTGTTGATGTTTAATCTCATGCTTGAGCCATTTCTTTATTTCATTGATTAATTGATTGGATAAATCATCCGGATTGTTTCGCATTTTAAAATCCTCTCTGTATAATATGCCAACATTTAGTCAGATATAAAGCCATCTCTTTGTTGGTCTTGTTATAGGTGCTTATCTCAGCATTTACTATGCCCTCGATCTCAAGCATAGCTTTAGCATAAGTTAAGTTTTTTGGTGGGATATCTTTCCACGATTTGATTTTTGTTTTTGTATTAGACATATTGTCTCCCTTTGTTGTTAATTATGATTAATGGCTGTAATATGCCCACACAGAGCATAAAGCCTATTTGGTAGGTTTTGTATAGGGGATGCTTGACCATCCCCTACACGAGGCTCTAAGAGCCTTTTTTGTGTGGCTTTCCATGTATTAGCTGACTATTGCTTTAAAAAGATCAACAGCTTTGCCCATGATGCACATCAAAATAAATAATGGGGGAATGTGCATTTAGGGATACATAGCATTTACGTAAACTGTGAATGAGGGAAATAAAATATAAGAAAACCTCACTCACAATTAGGCATCCACTTTTGCCCACATTTAGGAGTGATCTTTCCCCCAATTCTTTTTGATAGCTCTTTTCTTTGCCATCAAAACTTTTTCTTTTACCATAGGATAAAATCTTTCTCTTATTTTATTCGTGAATAACTTTTCATCGTCATCCCCAAATTCTTTTTTTACAGCTTTGTAAACTGTCCAATATTCATTCATCATATTATAACATCTAGCTGTATTTAAGAATAATTTTCTATCGTAAATATAATCCATTTTAAACTCCCATAGCATCAAGTATATTTTTTTGAACTCTGCCACTCATGACATTTTCTGCCCTACGAAAATTAGAAGACACAGAATTAATTGTCTCTGCCGGAGTGTAGATAACATTATTGGTCAGACCCATCTTATGAGCCTCTCCTTGAGGCAATGGCACGTTACCACCAAAATCATCGTGAACACTAAGCTGTTCTGATGGTTTGCTTTCATAAGCCAAGCAGTAAAGATCATGCTCAACGTCAATAATGCCATCGTAACAAGTAACAACGTCAACGACATAAGCATTTAAATTTTGAGACTTAATCTTTTCTGATACCTCAATAGGATTAGCTTTAGCAATAAATGCTGTTTTGCTTTTATATATTGTGGTTGCCAAGCCTTTCATGAATACATTTTTAAACCACGATGGAGTTAAAATTAATGTATTTCTTTCATCGCTGTTATAGTTCCAATTACCGGCTCTGCCTCTTTCAGCTTTCTCGTAAGAAATTTTCTGTGAGAGTGCATCAACCTTAATAATAATATTGGTTCTTGATTGCTTATCTCTCCACCATTTCTGTGCAAAGCATTGAGATAATGTCTCAAACTTTTTATGAACTGATTGCCCATTAAAAAATCCATGAGTGTATTCACGTTCTTTTCTAAAAACTTTTTGACCATCAACCTTATTAGAATAAATAGAACTTTTATGTTTTTGCTTTCTTCTAATTTGTCTGACAGCCTCAGCACAGCTTGAGATACTTTCTAATCCATGATTATGATAATGATTAGTTCCTCTTGAAAACATCTCGATGAAATTTTTCTCATCGTCAGTTAATGGATTAGCTGAACCACTTGTAGCTAAATAAGTGGCACTACTCTTTTTTAATTGGACTAATTGATTTTGATTAAATCCAAAACTTTTACATCCATGATTAAGAAAGTTTAAATAACTCCTTAAAATATATTGTTCTTGTAAAACTTTGGAATGGGATATCTTTGCCCAATTATTTTTTTCTATATCATATTGCATTAGTTACTCCATAAATAATGATATTAGTTAGCTGATTTCACTCTTTCGAGATCATCAGTAGGAACACACATTCCTATATCAGCATACGAAAATCTCTAGGTATAATCACACATGGGGATATCGTTTCGCCTCTGTGTGACCATCCTAGAGCCTCGAAATTCTCCAAAAGTGGCACTAAGCAACCTTTAGATATGTAGTTTGACCAATTGGTGCTTTATCGCTGTCAAGATCTGTGCTGACCCAAAGAACCGGATATGGCATTTCTTCTTCCGGAAAGTCATGCACTCCCATATCAGTAAAATAGATAAAGCTGTCTACATCTAAGTCATGTTCTTCAATGTAATTGAACACCGGCATGACACACGTTCCACCTCTGCCATCAGCAGAAATTTTAGTGATCTCTTCGCCTTGCTCAAACTTATAGACATTTTGAATTTTGCTGTCGCAAGTTATGATCGTTACAGATTTAGGTTTAAGTTCTAATGACAAAGCATTAAGACCACCTAAAAATAATTGTAGTTCTTTATCTGTGACAGATCCGGAACTATCGACACCAACAACTACATGACCACAGCCAACATAATCAATAGTTGGAGCAATGATATTATTATTATAATAAAATTTTCTGTGGATCTTACGATAGGTAAAATTATGAGGAACATCGCCTTGGACATGACGTTGAATTACATCTTCCCAATCTATTTCTGCCCTCTTCATTCTATCAATCATTTTTTTGATCTCTGCCGGAACTGTGCCTCGATCCTTAGCTTGACGTACTGCTTGGAAAATATCTTCCCTAACACTAGCCTCTTCTTCTTTTAACTCAGATGGAGACAATTTGTCGCAGACATTATCAACGATATTGCCCCATGATTGAGGCTGTAACCAACTTGGTTGCTCGCCTTGACCATTTTGTCCATCGTCACTTGCACCACTTGCAGACATTTGCATTTTCTTCATGTGCTGTTGGATTTGAGGATAAATCACATTATAAATTTTCTCTGCACTCCATCCCTTAAACTTTGGATCAAGCAATACACCATCCGGCAACTGTAAACCGGCATCAATGATAATAGGATTTTCAGATAAATCACAAGCTACATTCCATGCTGTCGTGTCTCTATGCTGTTGCCTTACATGATGCATCAATGCCCTATGCTTAACCTCGTGAACAATAACACCTTTTAAATGCTCGAATGATAGGCTTTCACAATATTGACGATTATAAAAAATGTCTCTGCCATCAGTTGCACAAGTATCAAATTTATTATTCTCAATAATTTTCATTTTAGCTAACATGATGCCCCAAAAGGCATGACCTTTATCATCTCTATCCCAAAGTAATTGTATTCTTATCTTTGAGAACTTATCTTCTAATTTTAAATCTTGCATTAATAACTCCTAAAAAATTACGTAAAGTTTTGTCGTGGTATCCCATTACAGGATACCACATACCAAGTTGATTAAAGTAACAAGTCTTTTAACTTACCTTGAGATCCCAAGACAGCTTTCATTGCCGGACTAGTCACTAAGGTTTTATTTCTCATTACTGCATCTTTAAGCATGAAAGCCATATACTCTTGCTCCGGTATTCTCTGCATGTAAGTGAGAATTGGAGAACAATTCTCCATAGTCATCTTACTTGCCAATGATCCACAAAGAGCATACAGCACTCCTCTGTCTTCCGGTATTGCTGTATTACTTGGATCTTTAACTAAGCTGTCAAAGTCCGGTAGCTTATCATACAATTTCATGTGAGCGATAAGAGATCCGGATGCTGTTTCTCCAATTTGACCACTCAATACACCTCTAAGAGATAAGCTGTCCAAGCCTAAATTCATTAAGGTTGATGCTCTTTCAACTGATCTAGGTGTACAGTTGCTGTCAGCATTTACGTCAAACTCATATAAATACTGATCGTCAAATTTAAGCCAACTGCTAATCCTTGGATCTACATTATTTTCAGCATAGTATTTTAATAGATCGTCAAGATCTATTTCTAGATCTAAATATGTAAATCTATCTCTAAGCTGTGATGGAAGCTTGTTACTTCCGGCTTTATCCTTGAGCCTATTGCCTGCCGATATGATTATCCAACCATCGCCTAAGTAATGATTACCTAATCTTCTTTCATCTACAAGCTGACCAAAAATATTATGGTGCATCAAAGTAGCTTGAGCCACCTCGTCAACAAATAAAATTCCAAAGCCATCTTTTGGCAAGAACTCCGGTCTAAGCCTAGTCATGCTTTGTTGATCTGCATTAGGCACACACCAACCGGCTAATTCTGCCGGATCAAACATTGCTAAACCTAAGTTATTAAAACCTAACTTATCAACTTTAACACCAAATATTCTTTGGACAGCATCGAGGATAAGCTGATCTGTAGTCATAGATCTAACTGCTGAGGTCTTGCCTTGACCAACACCACCTTGAATATACAAAGCGATAAGTCTGTCTTTACTTGCTCCCTTTTTTATATTCTCGTAGTTTTGGATTATTACACTTTGCATTACATTTTTTACTTCTGATATTCGCATATCAATACTCCTTATTTTTGATTAAACCATTTTCATGGCTGTCCGGATGGACAATCATGCACAGACCATTAAGATCTGTGCAAAGTTGTACATTCGATTACGATGCATCAAGTAAAGCATCAGTTACATCATCAATAACTTTTTGCTCTGTCTCTGCATCTTTAACAGCATTGCGACCTTTATCAGCAATTTCAAATCTATTTTTTAATCTGATCTCAAAGTCTTCTAACTCTTTTTTTGTCATGATCAGACCATCCCTTTGCTTTCCGGTCTTGGTTGTTAAACCTACCAACTTATCAATGATTGTATCCAATGGAGACTTAACATCATCGCCCTTGTTGTGATTAATCAAACTTGCTTGAGATTTGATATCCAACTTTTTAAATAGATCCATGATGTAAGTCTTGGTCAAATTACTTTTTGGTAAGTCATGCTTGTTAGTAAACAAGACACAATTACGTTTAAAAAGATCAGCTTGACCTTTTGTCATGTCGCATCGAACTTGGAATGTGGTCAATAATTCATTGGTTGCATCCTCTGAAATATTGCCGGTATCAGTTCTTGCGATCTGATTAATTGGGATCATCGCTGTAGCATATTGATCTAATCTAATCGCACTCATCTCAGAAGAGTTTTGCTTATTAGATCCCTTTAAAACATTATGCTGTTGCTCTTGTTCAGCGATTTGTTTAACGATATCATCTGATATCAAAGTTTTGTTTTTCTGCATTAGTACCTCCTTGGTTTTTAATGTTGCAGTAGTTCCCAATGAACTAGCAAGAGCAGTAATAACTACTGCTCTAATTAGTGCATTAGATATCATAAACGATTGTGGGCAATTTCTCAGCATCATCGTATACTTTTTGGACAGCCTCATCTTTTGAGTTCGCCTCAACTGTATATGTGAGGTATCCATTCATTCCCTCGATCGTTACTTTGAAAGTATATTTTTTCATAGTCTCTCCTATTGCTTATATTCTTTGATCATGACCATTTTTTCCGGATGTAATTTATACTTTGTATAAGCCTCATCCCTTAGTGTCTCCCTCTCCATGTATTTATCAACATAGTCAGATGGATCTACTGTTTCCAAAACTGATTTAGTTTTGCCATGACCAATGAACCAAGATATTTGCCAAGTTCTTTTTTCCATAATA